GGTCGTATACCCATAGAGAACTTACCTCCGACACCTCCGCGGTCGTCCATCTCTTGTAGACAATGCAAAATAATTGTAACAAACGAGTACTATGAAGACCTCATAGCAACTCACGGCGAACGGTCCTCGGTCGTATCTCTGCGACGTATATTGTATAACTTCGTAGACAACGAGCTGTGGACAGAATTGGAGTGGAAAGCAGTATCACAGATAATAACAGTCAGTACGTCACGCTATGTTCACTCACTGCAGCGGGTGGTATCATCGCTCACAAGAGCTGCGTCTCAGGCTCCTCTCGCTCACCGCGCCACCATTGTAGATATTGCAGCTCGGCTAAAGGAGTTAATATGTGAAGAACAAAGGTCAGATACTTGACACAATTGTGATACGTGTTCAGTCGTCACCCACAGGCCCTGTCTCACCGGCTCGTACATTGTCTGTTATAACAGATATAACCGATGAGTTGTACTCATACATTGTGTATACTGAGTATAAAGATGATACTCTCATAGGTTGGAAGTGCCAGTTTTGTGTATCTCACACATCCACATACAATTGTCTGTTGTCATATGACTGTGTGATAGAGATAGTTAAGTTAATACAAGAGTCATATGCCTCAGCTGCATCCACATCCCACAAGTATATTATAGGCTATAAACAAGCACCTTTGCCAGTACTTCTGAGCATATTAGAACCTCTAACAAATTCGTTGGCATCTGCTCAGCATCAGCATTGGCCTCGGTTAGAGTTAGACGACTTGTGCCAGATGTGTCGCCTTTGTATAATAACATTATACAACAAAGGATACTACATTCACAAGAGCATTGTACAGAAGTCGTTCTCAAATATGGTGCTAATGAGTATTCGCAAAGAGCGATATGCGCCTACCTTTGTATCAATAGAACAGTTAAGAGAACACGAGGATGGCCATCAGCAGTTTCAGATTGAAGACCCTTCGTCACTAGACTACACATCTGCCTTAGAGGACGAAGAAGAGTATGCTCGTATGCGTTCCCTTGTAATAAACGAGTTAAGTCCTCGTCAGTATGACCAGATGGTTAGAGAGTACAGGTCCAAGACTACTACACAAGCAACTGTGAACAAGGTGAAGAGTCTTAAAAAGAAATTTGGAGGAAAGAACAATGTATAAAGTAAATGTAACAAATACTGACAACGACGAGCGTTTCACGGCAACTGGCGAATCAGTTATTGTAATAAGCACGAACAAGAATACGCAAAGGGCTCAGGTGCATTTGAAAGATACTGACCAATTGCAATTGGGTGAAAGAATACTAATAGACTTTAAGCAATCAGTTATGTTATATGCACTTTGTGTTAAGACAGCTGCCTCATTGTGTGAGAACAATGAGTTGTTAAATATGCTTAGAAAGATACATCCATCATTTGTAGATGAGATGCTGTCAAATGCACAAAAAGTCGAACAAATTAACTTTGACAAATTGTTTAAGGATTTAATGGGTGATAATAATGTATAAGAACACATATTATATTTGTGATAAAAATCCACCTACATTCTCCCCTGCATCTCACACAATTCATTTAATACCTCGCGAGGGTTTCATATGGGCCTATTTGTATGTAGGCGGTTGCACTCAGCAGAAAGCACAGTTAGGATATTATGACATTGCAGACGGGTCTTTTGTAAGACACAATCAACCTGTATTTTATCAGTATGCGTCTGCCATTGCGAGCATATTATGTAAGCAGCATTGCAATCACAAATTAGCTACAACTGAGGAACAATTATTAAAACGACTTATAATAAAAGATTTATCTAAAAAGGAGTATTAACTATGGTACAATATGGAACTGCTGAGTATTATAAACAAGAATTAGAGGAGAAAGACAGACAAGTAAGGCTTATGACACAAGGATTGGCTGTTGTTATTAAGGAGGAAAAGTTTATTTCAACAGAAGATATTTGCGAGTATGTAAACACTGTGTCAGAAATGTGTGCTTCTTATTTGTATAACAAGAAGTTGTACGAAGAAAAATTGCAAGAGGAAGATGATAATGGCTAAATTGTATTTGCCTCGCATATTTTCCAAAAATGCTCACGATGATAGAATTGGCGTGGCATTTAGTGGATGGACAGATATGGTAGACGGCGAGCAAATATATGTAGATACAGACGAGTATGCTCATGAGTTATCTGAGGATGAAATTGCAGGTGACTATTATCTTGCACCAGGAGGTGACAGATACGATCTGCAGCACTATGTAGATAGTCCAGATGGCAAGTACACATTCTCGTCAGATAAACACTGGGAGGTAGAAGATGTCTCACTCAAATAGCAGTCTTAATTGTTTTATGGACTGCCCAGCAAAATATAATTTACATTATATAAAGCGAATACCCTCGCCGGCCAAGCCGTCACCTCACCTTGTATTCGGTTCGATGGCACATGAGGTGTTAGAGAAAGCAGGTCAGTTGCGAGACCATTGTAATCTTGGTCTTGTAGAACCCGGTGAGTATCACACGATTATACCGAGCGAAGTGCTATATCCAAACCTCAAAACCGAGTTTCAGATTAGTTCTTGGCAAAGATATTTTATGGCTGTTATAAAACAAACATCCATCTACGAGAAAGAATGTTATGACGAGTTACAAGATGAGTCTGGATTAGAGCCTATAATAGAACGAGAAGTAAAGATACAGATACCACCTGAGTTACTTGGTGAACTAGGTTATGGACCTTGTAAACAAGCTGTTGTAGGTATAATTGACCTTCTATTGTATACTCCAACACATGCAATAATACTTGATTATAAATTTAGTGTAAATCGTAAATCACAAGACGACTTTGACCTTGATAGTCAGCTGCCATTATATGCATTTCTTGTACACTTGCAATATGATATACCATTGCATAACATTCAGTATGGATATATTGATATACCCAAACAAGACTTTGGCAAACCTACATTGTTATCAAATGGTACATTATCTCGTTCTAAGTCACAAAACTTATCACAAGATATGTACAAGAAAGCAGTTGATGCAATTCACAAAGGCGATGCGTATTACAATTGTGAACCAGGCGGTTATTATCACGATTGTTATTGTGCATTGGCGCTTAACAAACCGGCATATTTGTCAAAGCAATATGCTGATTTGGATATTGTACACAACATTGCAGATGATATAATGCAAGAAGCAAAACTTATAGATTATATGCAAGAACATAAACTTCCATTTGTAAGGAAATACGGCGCATATAATTGTAAGTCGTGTGAGTATTTGTCAATTTGTAAACCTTGGTTAGGATTGGAGGACAAATTTAAATGACACTTACAGCATTAGAAATAATAGTTATAATTATTTTTGCTATAATTGTCGTAATTGTATGGGCATATGGTGTTATACAAAAAACAAAATTGGACGCTTATTATAGCGAAAAGTTAAAGAAAGCATATCAAGACTATTACGATTTAGAGGCAAAGTACAAAGAACTTGAAAATAAATTAAAGGAGGACAAATAATGCGTACATTTGACGATGCTTTTGTAGAAGGCGATTGCGAATGGTGTGAGGAAGATGCAGCGGCATGCGAATTTTGTGGTATTTGTAAATTGTCGGAAGACGAGGAGGATGAGGATGTCTAAATCACTGTTTAACTTCTATTTAGACGACAAACTTAAAGAAGCTGCTATTATGAAACTCGCTCGTTTAAATGGTACAACATCCAAAGGACAATTAGCGTCTTTTATTCGAGTGCAGATACAAAATTTTGTAGAAACACCCGATGAAGATATTAGTCCTAAGTTGATGTTAAAAGTATTACAAGAATTGCAACTTTGTAATAATCAAGGGAGGATTTCAAAATTATGAACATAAATTGGTATCATTCCAAACATTGTAAACAGCGCATATTTATAACTTCATCTAAATATGGCTTTTATATACCTGCAGATTTAATTTTTGACGTAGAAATCGAATTTAAATTAAATAGTTGTGATGTAGGATTAACTGACAATGGTGATATGGTATTGCGCTTTTTAAAATATGGTGATGGAATGTATAAAGTAAATATGCATCCGCATGGCAATGCAGCAAAAGTATATTGTATGTCGTTTTTAAGAGATAACAATAAAGCATATTTTACTCACTATTATTACAAAAGATTGTTTGACTTAGACAAACCCGGTGAAACATTTACAATTTTATTAACGGAGCGTGATATGAATGTTGTGTGATACATGCATATATTATTATTGTAAGGATATACATTGTAGTAATTGTAAGATGCTGCAGCACTTTAAAACAATAGATGGTAATAATATAGAAGTATGTTATTGCAATAAAAGTATAAAGTGCGGCGGAAAAGAATATGATGTGAACGGTAACCTAACTCGTTGTGTAAGATATATGTCAAAAGAAATGCTATTTATGTTGGAGGAAACATGTTAGAAATTATATTATCTACAGTAGCAATTGTGCTATCTGTCATGTGTTCGGTTTATGTTATTGTAAAACGCCCTGCAAAAGGCGAGAAAGGTGACCCTGGCGAACGAGGACCGTGTGGACCCATGGGTATGGCCGGTGAAGATGGTAAATGTTGGGTATATCGTATTAACCACGATATGTTTGAAGTAGGATATTACTTGCATACTATTGATATTACAATAGATGATTATAGCAATGATGTATTTTATGTAGTAAAAAGATATTCTCGTGAACAAGATGCAGCGAAGCGTGTTAATTATTTAAATGGAGGTGGCAATGGAACATAATTGCACCAATTGTTTTTATAACTTTTGTAACCAATCTTGTGAAACATGCGAATGTTATCAAGACCCAGACGACGCTGAAGGTAGATATAACTGTTGGTGTATTGAAAATGGCATGGAACCTTGTAAACATTGGAGGGCAGATGAAGAATGAAAGGAGTTGACAAATGCAAATATTGTGGAAATGACAATGAATTTAAACTTATCCCGCGCGGTCCTCATATGGGCATTTATTGTGCTAAATGCGGCAAGTGGCTAAAATGGATTAAACAGAAAGAAGTTGATAAGAACCATCAAATTACAATGGAAGAGTATATGGCATCATTGGATAACAAAAATAATAACTCTGAATTGTCAGATGAAGAAACAACTAAAGCATATTTTGGCGAATTGCCTTGGGAGTAACTATGACATTAGGACAAAGAATAAGTATTTTCGAAAGTGTATTTATTGATTTGCAAAATACAAATAGTAGATTAGAAAAAGAACAAATTATATCTACTATACCAGCCGAATTACAAGACGACTGGCAGTATATACTTGAAATACTTGCAGGTAAACATAAGTTAGGTTATACTTATAGAGAGTTGCCTGACAAAAGAGCAGATAACAGTTATCTAAATTGTACAATAAAACAATATATTGCTCCATTGTATGAGCCTATGAATAGCAATAATTTTACAGATTTAAATACTTATATGGCTATGATACAATGTCAGTATAAAGCAGATTTTATTGCACCAATTGTAAACAGAACACTTCGTTTAGGTATAGGTCCTTCACAATTGCCGAAAGATGGTCTTGCACCGATGCTTGCTAAGAAGTTCGAAGATGTTATATTGAACAATTCAGTATATTATATAACTGAAAAACTTGATGGTAACAGATGCATTGCAAGATACGACGGCAGCAAATGGTTGTTCACAAGTCGCAATGGTAAACCGCTTAAAGTTAATATTGACATGGGCGATTTGCCTACAGACGTTGTATATGATGGCGAATTGTTATCGCCTCAGCAAACACACGATAGTATAGCAGCTGCTAATGCGCTTAGGCATAACCTTGTAATACCGAAGTATCATAACGAGTTTAATAAAACATCTGGCTTAATAAATAGCAAATCATCTGGAAAACAATTAGTGTATAACATATTTGATGTTATGACAGACGATTGTTATTTTGCACGTCGCAGATTTTTAGATAGCCTCAATTGTACAACATCCGAAATAAGAATATTGCCTGTGCTTGCAAAAATAAATTGTAATTATGAGTCAACAATAGAATCATTACTTAATCGTATGACATCCGCCGGTGCCGAAGGTGTAATATTAAATAACGGAGATGCAATATATCAGCATAAGCGTACAGCCGACCTTATCAAAGTTAAAAATACTTATACAATGGACATGTTTGTTGTAGATTGGGAATACGGCACTGGCAAATATGATGGTATGGTAGGAGCATTACACTGTGAAGCGATAGCAGATAACAAATATATTGCTGCAAAAGTAGGAAGTGGTTTATCTGATGAACAGCGTGAATTGTGGGCAATGGACCCTTCGCTTATTGTAGGTAAGATAATTGAAGTGGGTTATTTTTCAATGAGTCAAAATGCTAATCTTAATGGAACAAAATATTATTCATTAAGATTTCCAAGACTTAAACAAGTAAGATACGACAAGGAGGTAACAAGTATTGATTAGCAGGCAGACATTTGAAGAACTTAGTAGTTATACAACATTCTGTGAAGTACAATTTAAAATTACAGAGTCGATTTGTAGAATTAAAATAGGTTATGACGATTATAAATTAAGTCATATTGTAGAATTGTATTTTGATAATGAACAAAAGCACGTTTATGAGTTTTCAGATTATGAAAATTGTGATACTTTGTATGATGATATTGTAAAGCAACTTATTAAATGTATAGATACAAAAATAAAATGCGAACAAGAACAATATAATAATCAATCACAATTGATTAACAATTATTCTCAACAATTATTTAATTTAAAGGATTTATTATAATGATACCATTTGACAAAGAAGTTAACTTAATACAAAATAAAGGCATTCGTTTAACAACTCAGCGCATTCTTTGTAGTATGCCAGCGTGGTTTATGAAAGAAGGGGCATCCAGTACTGGCAAATATCATCCTACATATGCACAAGGCGAAGGTGGTTTGTATAGACATACATGTGCAGCAGTTAAGATATACAATGATATAGCATCGTTACAGCAATATAAGGAAGTTATTGACAACAAAGATTGGGGCATTGCAGCACTCATATTACACGATATGTGCAAATATGGTTATGATGATATGCCCAGCAAATATACAAAGTTTGACCATCCGTTGTTAGTTCGTAAATGGCTTGAATATTTGCAATATGAAAGTGGCGCAGAAGAATTCCCAGACCAAGAGTATATTAACAATGTTTGTAATCTTGTAGAAACTCACATGGGCCAGTGGAATACAAACAACTATTATCCAGACATTGTATTACCGGTACCATTAACAGCTAATCAGCAACTTGTACATCTTGCAGATTATTTAGCAAGTAGAAAATATTTGGAGGTAAAATTTGATGAATGAACAAAGCAATGAGCAGTACAAACCCATAGATAAGGAAATAATAAACCATCCGCCGCATTATACTCGTAGTGTTGAGTGCATAGATTGTATTGCAGCAGTTGTGGAACATATGCACAATGAATATGCTTTTCTTGCAGGTCAAGTGATAAAGTATTTATATCGTTGTACTGACAAAGGCCATTTCACTGAAGACTTATTGAAAGCGCAATGGTATATGAACCGCCTTGTAGATAAAGCAACTGCAGCACCAAAATTTTAACTATTGAATGATTTTAATATATCATAGAATGACCAAATATTTTCTAATATAAATAATCGAAAATAATATTTATGGCCATCTATGGTATATTAAAACCTCTCACGATTTATTTTAGATGGGAATATTTCGATTGAAAATGAATATATTATAATATGACCATTTTAAAAATACACAATTTTAAAGGAGAACTAAATGGAAACAGAACCGGTAAAAACTGTTAAGACTGTATTGCATGTTGAAACAGATTTTGAAACATCGTTGTACACAGTCAAAGCAGACGAAGGTACTTCTGTCAACGAAATGGCATTTGCAACAATGGTTGTTATTCGCACATTGATTAAAAACGGTTATCTTAAAAATCGTCACGAGTTTATACAACTTGTTCATAAGTATTTTAATGACCCTCAGTATGAAGAAGTAACTTTTGATAAGGAGAGCGAAGATGCAGGAAACGAAGTTAACAGCAACACCGACAATAACACCGAACGAACTGCAAATAGTTAGAAATGTAATTTTGCCAATTGGACGAAGATTAAAAGCAAATAAGTGTACTGATAAGTTGTGTCAAGTATTAGATGTTAATATGAAACTTGAACCTAACTCGTCGTTTATAAATCTTGCAGATATTCGCCAAACAAAATACAATTATTTGTACAATGAATTGCAGTGGTATTTATCACATGACCTTTGTATAAATCATCATCAAGGAATTGATACAAATCCTATATGGCAAAGAATATGCACAAGACAAGGAATGGTAAATTCCAACTATGGTTATTTGGCATTTGACGAAGGAAATTATAGCCAATATAAACATGCCGTATCACAAATGGCTAATAAAAAGCATACAAAACATGCAGTTATGATTTACAATAGACCTTCCATTGTAGAAGAGTGGTGCGATGGCGTGCACGCAAATAGTGATTTTATTTGTACATATGCAACTTCATTTATGGTACAAGACAATGAACTACATATGATGGTTACAATGAGGTCTAATGATTTTACTACCGGTTTCTTTAACGATTTTGGTTGGCAAGTATTTGTATACAAAAAATTCTTAGCAGAAGTTAAACAATTTTATCCTGAACTTAAAGTAGGTTTAATTCATTGGCACACAGACAACATGCATATCTACGAACGTGACTATGAGTTAATGATGAAGTTGTATGACCATTATAAAGGAGTTAAATAATGATATTTCTCGTATCTTTAATTCCAGAAAGTTATGCACAACGTGAGATGCAATATACAAGAGACTTTTTAAATCGTCATTGTAAAAGGCCCGTAGCAAGATGTGTAACTAAGTTAGATGAACTCCAATTGTTGCAATATGACAAAGACGATTACTTTGTAATTGCCGATTATAAAGCGCATCCATATTACTTTCAAAACAAAGGCAAGTTTGAAGTATGGTCAGAAGTTATTGAAAAATTGCCGAAAGACCAAATTGTAGTATGGCTTGGTGATGCAAGATTTAGAGTTTATTGGGATGACGTTTATCAAGCGATAGGAAGTTATGACAGTACATTTAACAAGTATGACAGTCGTAGAATGAAAGGATTTCATAATTGTTTTTATACTGAGCACAATACAATAAACGATGATTTAGTTCCTATGACTTGGAAAGATATGCTGCCAGAATTAAAGTATCAGTATTCGTTGTCTGAAACACAATGTTATCCTGGCGAAATAACTGTTCAAGACAAAAAGTTTGATTTAACTTATATAATGTATGGGACAATTAAACATAGGCAGTCACATTTAGATTGGTTAAGATACTTAACAGTTCCAATGATTGTAGGAAATTGGAATGAGCGCACAGAATCAAAGGTTGTAGATTTTGTAGATTATAAGCATAAACACAGACATCCAGTTACTTATCGCAATATAAAAGTATTTGGTAAAGATTGGATAGAGCTTGTATCACAAGCAAGATATACAATAATTGCAGATGACGATTATTCTGAGTTTCCTGCAATGTTATCAGCAAGGTTCTGGGAAGCAATAAGAGGTGAGTGTATTCCTCTTATATATGAACCAAAAGACCCTAATAGGAATATTTACAAGGGATTTGATTGTTTGCAATCTTGTTGTTATTTTAATAATGCAGAGGACTTGCAAAGAATACTATCAGTTAAACCAATGTATCATGGTTGTATTAAAGATATGATTGATATGCAAAAACAAATTTATTTTGGGGAGGACAAACATGTTAGTGTGGCTCGAAGGGGCGGATGGCAGCGGCAAGACAAGCCTACTAAATACTCTTAAAGAGTATGGTTACAATAGTATTCAATCACCGCCAAGGTTAGACTGCAAGACAGCAGAGTATGATGCTATGAAAGCATTGTGTGATAAAGGACGAACTACAAACAAAACTGTTCTTGTAGACAGAGGTCCTATGACCGAATTTGTATATCGTATTGTAGACCAAGAAAACAGTTATATAACGTCTGTTGAAAGTTATATTGATTTGATTAAAGGTTCGAAAGTAATTTACTGTTATAACAAAAATGCTTTTGCAAATGCTATGAAACGTGGCGAAGATAACATCGTAGATGTAGCAGTACATAGACAAATTGTAAATACATATGAACATCATTTGTATATGTTAAAACAATTTTGTAAGGATGTGGGCTTCATGTTGTACAATTGGGAAGTACACAATATTATTGATGTGCTAAAATTTATAAATAATTAGTTGGAGGTGTCAAATGGAATTTGATACATTTTTAACTCACGACATAGACTTATATTTTGGTAAGCCTAAGTCTGGTAAGACACTTATAGCAGGCAGTTATCCTAAACCTTTGCTTTATGTGTCTGTTGGTAATGACGGCGGTGGACGAGTACTTCTTACAGGTTTCAGAGAAGATATTGAAAAAGGTTTAATTAAAGTTAAAAATCTTAGCAATGATATGCCTGTTAATGGAAAAATAAACAAGACATCCATTGAGAAACTTGCAGAATTGCTTCGTGAATTACGTAAAGCAGATGCTCCTAAATTTAAAACAATTGTTGTTGATACAATTGGAGCATTGCAAGATGATTATGTAGCATATATGGAATTTATGAAAGGCAAAAAACTTTCTACACAAGAATGGGGAGATGTTTCTAAAATGGTCCTTAACATTAAGGATAATATGAAACGCTTCTCACAAGAAAATGCTACCAAATTTGTGTGGGTATCTCACGTTAAAGAAATTGAGATGTACGAAACAAGTGGTCTTAATCAAGAACTGCGTATGATACCTGACCTTACTAAAAACTCGGCAACCAAGTATATGAAGGATGCGTCCAATATTTTTTATTGCTGCAGGAAAACAGTATATAATGAAAAAGGCGAAAAGACAGTAAAGTTTTTAGTCTATGTTGGTCCACATCCTTTGATGGATACGGGTACAAGAGATATAAGATTGCAGGAAGGCGCTTTTGTAGAAAACTTTAACTACGATAAGTGGCAACAATTGGTCAAGGCTCAAAGACTCGATGGAACGGAAGTGGTTGTACCGGAAATCAAAGAGAGCGAAGAAGAAAAAACGGAGGAGTAATTAACCATGGTTGAAAAATTTAGCGATTATGAAGGTGGAGGTTTTCTTAGCAAAGAAGGACAATTTGTGTTCACGGTAGATGAGGCAGAACTTACTGAAAGCAAAAAGGGCGATCCGATGTGGAAATTTACAATGAAATGCAAAGAAGGTACTACAAATGTGTGGCATTCTCTTGTAAAACAAGCAAGATGGTCGTTTAACAATCTTATCAAAGCATGTCTTAAACTTGATACTGAGGAAAAGATTGAAGCATTCGAATGTGATTATGAACAGATCGGTAATCAACTTGTAGGTAAACAGTTTATTGCAACAGTTGTCAAAGACACTTATCAGAAAGAAACTAAAATTCCTTTGGATGATGGTACTTTCCAAGATGGCGTTGAAGAAAAAATTAGTTACAAGATTGATACTATGACATATGATTTTGCATAATTAACTTACACTACCCGTAACCAAGTCTTTCCGGCTGACTATAAATGCCGGATATATGCCAGTTTAGCTCAGTAGGTAGAGCAGCTGCCTTGTAATCAGCAGGTCGTCAGTTCAAATCTGACAACTGGCTCCAGAACTAAGTGGAAAGAATAAATAAAATCAAACTTTCGGTAGAACACTTAGTTTAGTGGGAGTTCTAACACCTCTCCCACTCTATTGGCGATTAGCGTAATGGTAGCGCAACAGACTTTGACTCTGTAAGTATATGTTCAACTCATATATCGCCAGCCACTCTCGTTGCACAATGGTGGTGATAACGAGAAACTCGTCATATTAACAGAATAAATGGTGAAAACCCACTGGGCGATTAACAGTCGTGCGGACAGAGCAGTAAAAGTCGTTTGCTTATATGACGAGAAAAACTTGTTGGCCGGTGCAAATATTGTTAAATGCGGGCTCTGATTAGAGTTCCCAGCCGGGAAGATTATTACTTGTTGTATTACAAGTTTAAATATAGGAGGTAACTATGACTGAAAAGGAAAGCGCTTTACAACGAGCATGCCAACGAATTATAAGGCGGTATGGCGGTTATGTGTTTAAAAACAATGGTAACATTTTTACTGAAAAAGGTAGACCTGACCTTGTTGCTTGTGTTAAAGGCAAATTTGTAGGAATAGAGTTAAAACGAGAAAATCATTTAAGTGAAGTTTCTGAGGCACAAAAAATTGTAGGCAAACAAATAAAAGCAGCAGGCGGCATTTGGATTGCTACTGACGATGCCAATATTGTAGAGGCTCTTATGATTAAACTTACAGGAGACGAAAATGTTATATAACGAGTATCTACAAAATAGAAAATATTATCAGTTAATAGGGCGTGATTTCTTACTTGAAATGAAACACGCCTGTTTGTTTTATAAGCCAGGTAAAGGTAAAACATATCCTTGTGTAGAGGCAGCACGAGCAATAGACGAGAGTATGAATGGTAAAGCAAGAGTACTTATATTGTCTACTGCCGATGCAGTTACAAAGATGTGGATGAGTGAAATTGTACCTCAGCATATATTGCCTAAACATACTTCAATTATTACTTTTACAAAAGCAATACAAGATGCTATGAGAACTGTATTATTACAAACAAAATTTGATATAATAATTGTAGACGAATCGCACAAGATTAAGTCACACAGTTCTAAAATAAGTAAACTTGTATATTTGTTGACAAAGAAAGTTCCTTATGCGTGGGCATTGTCTGGAACACCTCGTGGCAACAATGACTTGGATATATTTTGTCAGTTTCATAATATGAATATATCAAAGTGGGGAAGTATTAGTTATACACAATTTGTAGATACTTGTTGTGATGTAGATAAACAATTCCTAAGAGGTATGATGATAAAGAAACCTATAGGAATAAATGATAAGTATAAAGCTGGTTGGGAACGAAACATTGCAATGTATACACAACGTGTAGATTATGAGGAAGATGATAATATGCCTCCTTGTACAATAGAACAAGTATCTATTCCATTTAAGCCATCAAAAGAATATTTACTTGCAAAACAAGGTGTTATAGATACTCCCGATTATATTACTACACTTACAAAATTAAGTGTAACAATGAAGTTACAACAATTGGCAAACGGGTTTATGTATTTGCCAGACCCAGTTGATGATACTAAACGAGTTGTATTAGATATTCAACCTAACAATAAACTTGAATGGTTAACTAATAATTTGTCAAATGAGCCTACATTACTTGTATATAAGTTTGAACACGATTACAACAGTATTGCAAAGCATCTTACAAGTATTGGCAAAAGTTGGACAGAAGATATTGAGCAGTTTAAGAAAGGAAAGCACAATGTTCTTATACTTAACTGTGCAAGATGTGAGTCGTTTAATTTACAAATGTGTGCAAATGTTATATTTTACACTATGGATTATTCTTATATTATGTATGAACAGATGATGCGTCGAGTTCACAGAATGGGCCAAGATAAACCAGTTAGTGTAAAAATACTTATTGCAGAAGGCACAGTTGAAAATCAAGTATGGGGTGCAGTACAAAATAAACAAACATTGTCAGATATGTTTTATGCTATTAAGGAGAGTGTTAGATGAACGAACAACTTGCAAGACTTAATAAACAATATCCAGGCAGTAAATATGCTTTAATTCCAAAGTATGACCCACTTGCATGGGAAAACAAAAAGTATGACAGTCACTTAGATTTTAAAGCAGCATTAAACAGATGGAAATCCAATCCGTTAAATTATGAGGAAGCACAAAAAGCTGCTGAGGAAGGATATAGAATCGGTTGGATTGTACCAAGAGGGTATGTAATTGTAGATGTAGACAATGTTGATGATGAGTATGCACAAGATTGTATCGAAAAACTTTTAACAAAATGGGAAGTAAGTTATTCATATAACTATACATCTCGTGGCATACATATTTTGTTAAAAGACCCAAGCAATTCTATTAAAAGTAACTCACGACAAAAATGCGGTCTTAACATTGTAATTGATACACGAGCAAATGAAACAGGTTACATCATACTGCCAATAAATGACCCTCATAGACAATGGGGTAAATGGAAAGATGTTGTAGAAGATATTCCATATTTTTTAAAGCCATTGTTAAATGACAATACACCATCATTTATAGGAATGATGGACGGTGATGGCCGTAACTCTGCATTGTTTAAATGGAGAACAAGACTTGAACAATGCCACAAGTTAAATGACGAAGAAATTGAAAAGTGTATTCGTATTATAAATGAATACGAGTTTGAAACACCAATGGCTAACAGTGAACTGTATAAAACAGTGTTACGACAAAAAGAACCTGTTAAACAACCTGTTGACCCAAAAGAAAAGATGAACTATTATAATAAAATAGCCGAAGAACTTTGTGATAAGTTTGACTTAATTGCACAAGGCGATAGGTTATTTAAGTTTAATGGTGTTTATTATAAACCTTTGTCATTGATAGAGTCGGAACAACTTATTCACTTTGAAGTAAGTAAAAATCTTAGTCGTGCAGCAAGAACAGAAATACTTAACTTTATTCGTGTAAAACAAAATATATCATCCGAGGAAATAAATAAAGACTGGTACAAAATTGCTTGTAAAAACGGAGTTATAAATCTTGTAACTGGCGAATTACAAATGCCGTCAAAGAATGACTTAAACACTATTTATATTCCTTGGAATTACAATGGAGACCCGCCTTATTCGCCACGTATTGACCAGTTTATGAAAGATATAAGCAACGGCGACCCGATAAAGATGATGTTTTTGTATCAAATTGCGGGATATACTTTGTTAAAGAACAATTTATTTAGCAAATTTTTTATATTCCGTGGTGAAGGTGGAACTGGTAAATCTACATTCACAAACTTAATTTCCAAGATGTTAGGCGATGCAAATTGTTCACACGTAGCATTAAATGAATTTGACAAAGACTATCACTTAGCATCTACTTGTGGTAAACTTGCAAACATAGATGATGATGTTATGGACAATCGTCCTCTTGAATACACAGGCAAATTCAAGTCTATTGTATCTGGTGAAAAGATACTTGTTAGACAGATATATGCTGAACCAATGGAATTTACATCATTTACAACATTGATGTTCTCTTGTAATAAGTTACCAAAAATTATGGATAAAACAACTGGTTTGTATCGTAGAATGGTATTGATTGAGTTAAATCACAAAGTACAAAATCCAGATTTACTGTTTATGGAAAGAGTAACTGAACAAGATATGGAATACTTTTTATTTAAATGTGTAGCTGCTATTAAAATTGCTTTGGAGGAAGGAAGATTTCGTATTGTACAAAGCGAACAAGCATTGTTGGATGTATTTAGACGCAGACAAAGTCCTTTAATTGAATGGCTGTATGAGTACAATTATTGTTTAGGTGATTTTCATAATAAGCGTTGTATGACATTGTATAAACAATTTAAAGAGTGGCTTGATAACAATGGATACAAAGGACAGATGTCAATGTTCACTTTCAAAGAAGAGTTAACAGCATTGTTTGATTTGGATGTTGCATTTACAACCTTAAATGAAAACGAATCGCCTACACAATGCTTTATTAAACGAGGTGACTTTGACCCAGAGTATAGACCTTATTAAGGAGTAGTTATGAAATTAAGATTTTTTGACTTTGAGGTATATCCTCATTGGTGGTGTTGCACATTTGGCGATTATCCAGATGATGGCGAACTTAATGAACAAGTGAAAGATAACTTTGTAGTAGTCCGATCTGACGAGCCTAATTCTCGCGATCGGCTTTTACAATATTTGCGAGAAGACGGATATGTACTTACAGGTTACAATATAAAAGGTTACGACTTGATTATAGCAAATGCAATTTATCAAGGATTTACAGCAGAACAAGTTCGTTGTATAAATGACATTATAATTGTACCTCGCGACCAATTTAAGTCAAAGGAACATATAAGATTGGCATCGTTTGCAAAAAAGAAAATGCGGCTTAAAGCATATAACGAATTGATGGACGATGCAAATGGCGGAAGTCTTAAAGATTGTGAAGCAATTATGGGATTGGACATTCGTGAAACAGAAGTTCCATTTGATAAAGAAGATTTGACAGCAGAAGATATTGACAGTATTATATATTATAATAAACACGATGTATATGCGTCAATGTATTATCACAAAAATATTAAGTATGATTATACACTTGGTAAACTTGCTGTTGGCAGAGTATTTAATATTCCAGAAGAAGATTGCTACAAAAATACAAATGCTAATCTTTGTGCAAAAGTACTTGATGCACATTATACAACATTTGCGGATGAATTAAGGTCAGATGTTGTATTGCCAAGTAGCATAAGAGAATATGTTTATGATAGTATACCCAACAAAATTGTAGACGAGATATTATGTAATCCATACACATTTGACAAAGATGGCAAACCTTCTGCAAGAACTCTGACATTCCGATTATTTGACAACGATGTTACATTTGGTAACGGTGGACTTCATTCTATATATTGTAATAACTTGTATGTAGAAAGTAACGAAGAATGGGCTTTAATAAATGCCGATGCCGGTTCGTTTTATCCGGCAATAATGTTGAACTTTAATTGTTTATCACGAGCAATTAAAAACAAAGAAAAGTATCGTTGGATTAGAGATACTCGTATTGCATTAAAACACAAAGATAATAAAACAAAAGAAGAGAAAGAGCAAGTGTCAGTGTTTAAACTTATTCTTAACACTGTGTTCGGTGCATCTGGCAACAGGTATCTTCCTTTGTATGATAAGTACATGTGTCTTACAACTTGTAGATTGGGACAAATTATTCTTGCATCGCTTGGTTGCCAATTGTATAAACATATTCCAGATTTAAAAGTTATACAAACAAATACTGATGGCATTATGTTTTATATCAAACGAAAATATCTTGACAAAATGCATAGTATTTGTGATAAATTTATGCAAGTTATGAATATGGAATTAGAGTTCGACGAAGAGCATCGCATATGGCAACGAGATGTTAATAATTACTTGTTAACAAAAGCAAGTTGGGATGGCGTATTAGATTGGACTAAAAACTTACGATATGGCGACCACATCAAACTCTGTGGTGAGTGGTTACAATATACTTGGAAACGACCTGGTTATCCTAACATCGGTACTCTCGGTGGATATGCAGCATCGAAAGCAGCTATTGAATATTTGTTGTTAGGTTCTAACATTGTTAAATCTATTGTAAATAATAAAAATGTAGAAGACTTTTGTATATTTTGTAAAAAAGGTCCTACATTTAGAACAGTTGTACAAAGATACACTGACGGTACAGAAGTAGAACTTACAAGAGCAAATAGAGTAGTTGCTGTTACAGATGATAGATATGGCAAATTGTACAAAATTAAGTATAGGAATGGTGTTCCATCTTATAATAGTTTTCCTAATCTGCCTGATAATTGTAAAGTCGTTAATGAAGATTTAGGAACAATAGATATTAAAGCACTTAAAAAAGAGATTGATTTTATGCATTATATAACTGATGCAGCAGAGTTATTGGAAATTGATTGGGTCAACGTGTTTGGTGACAAAATCAATAATTTTAAATATGATAATGATTGAAAATCAATCCAGGGTCATTTTAATATATCATAGGGTGACGAAATATATTCGGTCGATAATATATTCTACCAAATAAAATTCATCTCTATGATATATTAAAATGAATGAAAAGGAGAAAATTATGATACAAATACACACTGATACATTTATACCGTATGAGTTATCTGCAATAGAAACATATAACTATATTATACAAAGATGTTTATCAGTTAAAGGTTCGTTAAAGTTCCTTGAAATGACAAACGAGCACCTCTATGTGAGATGCCCGTTTGCTGGTGACTACCTTGAACTGGTAGGACCTATGGAGGAGTTAATGTGGGTGCACGAAAGATTAGTGAGAAACAAATGGTATAGGATTAAATAAATCCTTTTAACTTATTTGTTTGTTTAAACACATTTAGTGTTATACCCATCTTTCGTAATTCTTCCCACTCTTTATTGGTAGCATAGTATTTGCCACCACCTTTAGTGTAAACATAAATCTTAGCAATCTTAGCGTTATCGGTCATTATTTTCTCGATAGCGCTTTTTCTTTGCTCTGTTGACATTTGCGAATATCGCAACTCTTTACGAGAACCGTTTGGCATATCCACTGATACAAGTATTTGATCGTTATACAATTTGTTCAAATCCGAATTGTTTAACTCGCCGTACTTCTCATTAAGGATTTGTTTGTCTTTATTGCTAAGTTCACCGATGTCAGTGTATCTGCCTGTTAATTCAGTTTTCTTAACACCATTTGCAATAGCCTGTTTTTCTACTTCGCTTATTTCATAAGCCTGTAACTTAATAGGACTCATGCGATTTATTAAGTCAAGTATGAACGGCACCTTGTACTTTGTTTTTACTTTACCTGTATAAGGGTCAACCCTTTTAGGAAAAGCATATGCTATACCTGGTATTGCATTTACTACAAAACTTTCAAGGTTATACAATATACCAGAACTGTATTTCACTTTGTGATTATACAATAGACTATTGAAAGTTTTAAGTATGTTAGGTACAAATGTGTTAAGACTTTCCATCGGTTGTGCAATTAACCAGTCAAATGGTGTATCGGCGTATTGGAACATATTGAATAAATCAGCAAAGAAACTATCTTGCATAGCCACATCGAATGTATTACCAATTGCTTTCCATAAGCGTTTGAACCCATCTTCCGACTTATCTGTTAATCCGCCCGTTAAAGCTGCACCCATTAACAACCCTGATGTTCCGAACAAGTTACTAATATCTACTTTAACATCGCATATACTAATCTTAACAGCACCATCATCGTCGTCGATACCCATTACGCCAGCTGCGCCAAGTAAAGCACCTATAATTAAACCAACAGTACCAATAGCACCTTTACCAATGTTACGTTTTGTAATATACTCTGCAAATCTACTGCTAGGCGCTTGGTCGCCCTCTTGTCTAATTTTGTCCATTTTAGCAATTGTCTTTTCAAGTCTTGCAAAATCTACAATTGCTTTAACAAGACCGATAGGTGTATAATTTAAACCTTCTACAAACCAGTTCCAGCCAGCAGATGCAAAAGGTAAAAATTGTTTCCAAGCAAAATAACCTGCACTGCCGCCTTTACGACGAATAACTTCTTCAAGTGCATTAAACATATTAGGCTTATGCATATAATCCCATGCAGCCATTGTATATGCTTCTGCAAAAGTATTCATTACTTGGTTACTTAAACCTTCATTTAAGTTAACATTATCTTCTGTTAACATTTTGCCAAAGTATCTCAAAGTTCTTTTATTTATCCAAGGGTCGTCTGACAATACCTTAAACAGCAATTCTGAAACTTTATTCATACCTTTGCTTTTAAAGTTGTTACGATTGAAAATTTCTGTTTCAACTTTATTACGAATTAACGATACAATAATATCTTGACCATCCATATTTTTGGATTTGCGAATATCATATTTGCTAACTCCATCTGATATAAGTGCCATTAAGCCATTGTCTACAAAATTTGCTTTTACCCAGGCTGCGGTAGCATCTGATACTTGTGTGCCTGTTATTTTATATTGTCCTTCTTTATGTTTCTTACCAGTAAACAAGTTACCAATAATGCCGCCAAAATCATTACCAACACTAACAAGGTTGTTTGATACAATGTTGCGTATCCAAGTACCAGGAGAAGACAACATCGCCATACGCTGAAATTTCCACATAGCATCCAATGCTTGATTAACTTTGCCTTCATTTCCTTTCTTGGCTAAGAATGCTTTTAAACCGTTTTCATACATTGTATGCATTTGGTTTTCAATCTTTTTAACATCGTTTGTTTTAACAATTTTTATTAAGTTCTCGATGTCAGCCTCTCTAAACTCAATACCAGATTTACGAGCCGCAGATTGAAGTATTTTCTTCTGCGGATTTATTTTGTCCAGAATGGAACGGAATGCAGCAAGTTGTGTACCAGCATCAGATGCAACTGATTGTATCATATTGCTAAGTCTTGCAAGAGTTTCGCCGCTCATGTGCATTAAACCTTGCTGACCTTGCTCATACAAATAACCCAGCATATACAATTTAAACGCATTAAACTTACGAATATCCTCGGTATTTATTTTACCTACAAACATCATATTTTGATAGAAGTCAATAATGCTTGTAGCATCTTCACTTGTTAATTGCATAAGTCTATCAGCATTTTGCTCATAAAACTTAGTTGCATTCATCTGCATATGAACTTCATCTTCACCGCTAAGGAACTTAACATCAGTCTTTCTAAAAGTTTCAAACGTGGTATCAAGTATTGCTCTTAATTCGCTCGGTATTTCTACATCACTTGCAATGTCAAATTCATAGCCACTTACTTTAAGTTGTCTTTCTTTTGCAACTTGTTCACCAGATGCAATTGCTTTGAGTTTTTCTTTTTCGTACTTCTTTTTAAATCTATCTAAACTTTTTACAATTGCCTCAGCAGTTTTACTTGTATATGCACCCAATCTAACATCAGAACTTATCTTACGAAGTTGTTCTCTTAATGTTTGTAATTCTTTATCAGATTTACCAACATACAATTCTCTACGAACTTTAATATCTTCGTTAAACAAATCTGAATGTGCTTCATAAAACTTATTAGCCTCGTTAGGCGATAAGTTTCTTTTAATTGTAGAGTTAAGACTATATATTGAACTAAGATAGTTTCTGCGGGGCGTCTTTACAATAGGTGTTGTCTCACCTTTTAACTCTTTGTCCAATTCTGTTTTAGACATTGTATGTCCTACAACATCGCCTAATTGCAATTTTGTATACATATCAAGCAACATATCATCGGACAAATTTCTAACACTTTGTATTAGTTCTTTCTTATTTACTTTTATACCTTTCTCGCGAAGTATGTCTACAGTATAATGTAAAATTTGGTTCATCATTTCCTTTCTGTCAAGATTGGACAATGTTTCATTGAACGCTTCCAGTGAACTTTCATCTACAATAGTGTCTTGAATTGTAGTATTACTATCGCCGCCTTTCTTGTTAGCAATATTTTGGTCTAAGCTTACATTGGCTTTTTCACCAGGTAAATTCCAACCGTTAATTGCAAGGAATTTGCTTATTGCGCCAATATAGCCAAGTGACTGTACTGTACCGTCAAAATACTTAATAAACATAATTCGCATTGCTTTATGATTTATAAGTAACGGCTGACCTTTGTAAGTTTCATATCTGTTGCGAATTGTTTCATATTGCTTTTTAAGTTTAGGGTCTTGCATTACAACTTCATTTATACGCTTAACAGTATCACTTGTAAGTCTATCATATATTAAGTCAGTTAAGCCATGAGCGCGAAGTACGCCACGCAATGCATAGTAATTAGCAATTTTGTAATCAACATATTTTTCCATTTGCTCAAATGACTTGATGTCTTCGTTTTGGAAATAACATTGATTTATTAAGTTGAATGTATATTTGTTAATACTATCTGCATTACGGAAATAATCCATTACTTTTGTTTGAGTTAAAGTACCAGCCTCGTTGCCGCCAATCATATCCCACAATTCTGGAGCAAGTCTATTGGGGTCAGCCTTTATTACAAATTCTTGTGTACTCTTACTCATTTGTATAGGACGACCTTTCTTTATGAAGTACTCTAAATTTGTACCTTTGGCGTCTTTATTAGCGACATAGGTGTCGTGTTCATAAGTATATTTGTATCTAACATTTCCATCCTTACCAATGGGATTATCTCGGTCAGTACGAGTAATATACTTATATTGTCCAGGCTGTTTTGCCATACTCATGCGAGCTGCATTTGCTTGACGAATTACGTTTTGTAACAATTTGCGAGCATCCACAATACCGTCACTACTTGAATAAGCCCCAGAAGGAACATGTTCAATTTCAATCTGTGCGCCGTTTGCAAGTGCATCATTTACAAAGTCAATTAACGACTCTCTTTGGTCAATAGACAGTGTACTGTTAATTCGTATAGATAATGAATTAAAGAAGTTGCGACCAAATCTGCCGTTTATTGCAATTTCAACTAATCGTCTGTTGTATGCGTCAACATACTTTTGATTAAATTGTTTTTCTGCTGCCTTTTGGAAATCAAGGTGAGTCCAATACTCAGAGTTAAAACCAATTGTCCCATCTGGTAAAATTAAGCCCATTAACGAGTTAGGTTGCATTTCAGTAAGATTGCGACGATAATAAGTATTAACTTTGTCCATGCCGGGTATATCAAGTATGTTTTTATTAGGAGCCATTTGTGCAGAGGATATATTATTTGCTTGTTTATTTGCACGGCGAATATCTTCTGCTGCCTTAACCATATCTTTACCGCTATGATAATTAGTAGAATTTATATTAGCATCCACATTGTCAAATATCACATATTCGCCACGGTCTAACAATTTGTCAATAGTATCAATCACTGCAGCACGCTGTTTAGCAGTTAAATCATTTATACCAACTCTAATATTATATGCAGTACTATCACCATAATCAAAATAACCAATTTGTACAATATTATCTGCCCATTGTTCAGTGGCATCTACGCCTACAGCTTGTTCTGCAATATTGTATATATCGCTATGATTATCTGCTATATTAGAAAACAATATTTCGCCATCACGAGTTATAATACCAGTTTTATAATCAGGTACTTCTGCCCAAGGTTTTACAATAGAAGAAATTGCACTTCTTATCTTACGCTCTATATCAGCAGATACATTATAATCACTTATCGACATCTGCTTAGATGCTACATCATAATGATTACCCCAAGGTGTAGTAATATTAACACTGCCATCATTATTATATTTTACAATTGTAGGATAAAAGTCATTAACATTCCACCAGTTTTCAATACCATACGCTTGTGTTTCGCCGGTTGTATCGTAAATAAAACGTTCGGCAATATCGTACATTGTATCAATATCTTTTACACCCTTAAACAAGTCAGGTCTATGCCGTTTAATATCGTTTACAATATCCTTTTTCTGTTTAGCAGTTAAATTGCTATTTGTAAGCCAATCATATGCTAACCCTCCATTCAAGTTATTTTCAACCTGTATAGCATGTTGCAATTCATGGGCTAATGCAAATGTTACTTCTGTAGGAGTATCTCGTGCAATATAAATAATATTGTTAACCGGGTCATACTCACTGTTTCTACCGAGCATTACAATTGTATCATTTAAGCGACCAGTTATATATGCTTTATCAACATACACTGACAATGACTTTCCTTCTTCGCTAATATCATCTATTGTATAAGACTTACTTTTAAAGGCTTCATACATTGGCTTAATATTTACAAATTGGAACGTACCGTCTGTGGTTGCTACAATAGATGTTTCACCTTTACTTTTGTTTAACAATTGGTCGCGTAAATACAAAAATGTTACTTCTGGATTAGCCTCAACGTGATATTTACTTTTAATATCATTACGAGTAGACTCGCTTAAATACAATGGATTGTAAATAACATCTGTAACAGTTATATTTGCTCTTGATACTGCATCAATTTTAGGATTTAACAAATTTGATATATAACTTTGACTCGTTAAATCCGGCGTTACAAGATAACGGTCTTTATTACCTTTATTAAAATATATGTTTTCTCTTTCACTACTGAATTTTTTGTAACCATACTGATTTAAGTCGCCAATATATGCAAGTGATACTTTGCCATTTACAATTGTAAAATCCCAACGATAATTTGTAAATGCTTTAAACATATCCCTACGATAAGCAAGAACTGTTTCAGGGTCTACTTTTCCATTGTTTGCAATAATTGTTTTATAAATATCCGAGTCAGTAGCTGGCATATCAGTAATAGTGGCGATAGTTAAGCCGCTATCTTGCAAATAATTGTTGAACAAATTATTTTGTATGCTTGTAGTAGGCATATAAGTTTTGCCATCATACGGTGAGTTATACACATTGCGATAAAATGTTTCTAACTCTTTCATACCGGAAGCTCTTATATTACTGTTTTCACTTTTAATTTTGTCAAGTATAGCACCTTTTATGTCTTGACTTGCAGGCATAGAGTTAATACGAGCAGCCAATACAGTTAAGTCAGCAGTTGTAGGCCCGTCGGTTATAACTCTATTTCGCAAGTCTTTCCCATAACGTTGTTCTTTAATTCGCTCAATTGTGTTTGTCCCTTTGTACAATGATACAACTTCTGACAAATCTGCTTCTTGCTGATATACAAGATATATACCCAAGTTAACTCTTAATGCATTTAGTGCAGACTTCATACGTTGTTTAAGCATATCATCTTTTGGCGATTTGCTTGTAGCAGTATTTATAGTATCTTGCAAATGTGCCATCAACAAATAAATGTCTCTGTTTGCTATGCCCAACAAAACTTTTTGGAAATTGCTATTGAAGAACAAGTTATAAGTAGAAGTTTCAATAGTGGCATTTGACTCGCCGGATACTCGCTTATAAATATCAAGTACATTGTTTAATACTGGCGCTAACTTTGTAGATTTAGTAGTATTTTGTACAAGGTCTTGCTCTGCACGAGTTTTAAGAATAATATTACCATCCGCATTTTTAGCATATTCAATAGGTACAAATAATGTTTTGTTAAGTTGTACAACAGTATTGCCGTCTGTTGTTAATACAATTCTTTGTACATTTGGATCGGCTTTATAAATACGCTTAATAGTTTCAAGCGATGCTTTTACATCCTCATCGGTTATACTATCTAAATCAGTATCATTATCTACAACAGCCTTGATGTCAGACATCTGGGCTTTTTTCATGTCCTCAGCAATCGTGTTTGCAGTAAAGTCTTTACGAAGATCGTCAAAACGAACCATTATGCCTTCTGCAAAACGCGTTAACTGATAGTCGTCCATTTGTTTAAAGCCGCCAAGTTTTTCAAACAACTGCTGTGCTTTGTTAAAACGCTCTTCGCCCATAGCATTGTATACTTTGGATATGACACTGAAATTAGCATACAATTGACCTGTTAAATTACGCTTAGTATCAATATCAATTTTCTTATCGCTAATAATTTCGTTATATTGCGACATCATATCTGACATTACACGTTTAAACTCATATTTTGCTAAAAAGTTCATCTTAGGGTCAACATTAGATTTTCTGTTTATAAAGTCACTAATACCAGAACGAGCCACAGAAAACGAACTACTTACAACAGAGGATAACGCACCGATAATAAATGCATCTGCAAAATGGGATAAACTCCAATCATTATAATTGTTGAACTGTTGTTTATGCAAACCGAAGAACGAGTTAATAGACTGCGTTGCCACATCTTGTAATACTTCTTCAATACCTTCATGCCAAGCATCCATCAATATACGACTAACTGCACTAGTTCCACTAATGCTTGTGGCTGCTTTTGCAGTGCTGCCAAATACCACATTATCAAGAATAGAAGAACCGAGCAAATGATTGAGTCCCTTTTGTACAGCCCATTCAGCAGTAGTACGTAAACCTGCATTTAACATTAACTCAGCAGTAGGAACAGTGCTCATACGAGGGTCCATAACCATCTCGTTCATTGTATTACCGAACATTCCACCGAAATATATGGCCGACGCTAAGGGTGCTAATGTTCCGCCACTAGCAATGCTTATTGCTGCTGCAGGTAAGTATTGACCAATGCTATCTATAATACTTAAAACATATTTTCCTATGCCTACATAGTTACCATCTAAATCTACAATTGGAGATACTGATTTTTCCCAATCAAGTATCTCATCCTTGAAGCCCATCTTGTCAAATATACGCCAGTTTAATACATTGTCCCAACTTCCTTCGTCAGGTGTTTCAAAACCTTCACGAACTTTGTCTTCACCGGTTATACCACTTGCAATCATATTAACTGGCGTAGATAACAAAGTTAATGCACCATCAATAGCGTCTGCTACACTTACTACAAGATGACCTGCTGCCCCACCAAGGCCATTAAGGAATTTCATAAAAGGATGAATGTTATCTTTTTCCTCTTGTGCAATTCGCAAATCATCTTGATACTTTAAATACTCCCCACGCTCTTTTAACAACTTCTTTGTATAATCATAATCCGACATTTTAAAAGTACGTTCTTCTTGTGCACCAGTTGCCTCATTGTAAACTGTTTCAGTACGTTCAGTATCGGTGTTAGTTCTATCACCTTGTAATTCGTTTGCCATAAGTGTAAAACGTTCATCAGTACTTAAATAATCGTAATTGTAATCATTTTTAATATCTTCAAAACTCGGTAACTTATTTGTATTTTCCATTACATACAAATAATTATCTAACTCACCTCGTTTTGCAAATGTTTGCCAATCACTCTCACGATAAAAATCGTTACGACTAAACCTCGAATGAGCTGCCTCATAAGGGTTAAAGTACTCGCCTAAGACTTGTAATTTTGCCATACATACTCCTTTGCCACTCTTCATGGCCAATTTGAAATATCATTATAATATAAGAGATTTATCCCGGTACCAGGATAAATCTAATATATCATAGTGTCACAATAATATCTTTCTAATATAAATATTCAAGAAAATTTTTTCGATTGAAATAGATATATTAAAATCATTTATTTTGGAAATCAATCTCAATCTGACGTTTCTTTTTAAGATTATAATTAGTAAGTTGATTTAACATATTGGTATATGCTTCTCTTACTTCGGCGGTGTATTGTTTTTCATCAATGTCTTTTTGCTGCCGTTTATGAATAGCATTTGCAATAGAACCTAAACTTCCTACTATAAATCCAGCCAATGCTCCAGCAGCATTACCTATACCAGGTAATACACTACCAAGTGAAAATCCTAAGCCTGCTCCTGTGCCCATCAACATACCAGTTTCAGCAAGTGCTTCGCCTGCATATGTATCGTCCATTTTCTCGGAACGATTTAAGAAGTACTCAAATTGCTCAGTTAAATTATTTACATCAAGTCCAGCATCAGCAAGTTCACTCTCTAGGCCCAACTCTTTTACAAGAGTCACAGTTTCATCTACAAGGTCTTTGTAATCGGAGATTGTTTCAGTACCAGCTTTCTTATCCGCTAACTTATTAGCCGCGTCATAGAACTTATTGTACAAACCAGATATTTGCTCTTCGTCCATTCCGCCATACCGTTCCGCAAATGACCAGTCATTATCATCTGCTGCCATACCAACCATTGTTCTAAATGACCCTGCATTAGTTCCTTCAAATGTATAATTGTAAGGATTATAAGTTTTAGACCAATTGTACAAATCCTCGTTTGTATCTAACAAATATTGGCCCCAACTATAACCGCCCTCATTTGCAAGTGAATTTTCTAATTGGTCAAAATAATCCAAACCTGCAAGAGTCAAATTACCATTTTCATCATACAATTCTGCTGCCATCTCTTCCTGAGTTTTAAGACGGCGTTCTTCAATACGATTACCTTCCTCGTCAAATTGTTCTTTGCCTTCAGCATCGAGTACAGGATCGCTTGTAATATAACGTTCCCAACGCATATCATCAAACAATTTATTTTCGCCATTCTGATATTTTTTCCATAACTCTTCAAGATAGCCTCTATGAGCATTAGCATAATCTGCAGTATATTTTGCTTGTTCGTCAAATGCTTTTGTTATACTTTGTTCACCAGATGCGGCTGCACTCGCAATTTCTTGCTCGCCTTGCAACAATGAATTACGATACGAATTATAAGCATCTTGTAATGCCAATTCATTTTCACTAAGTAGTGTTTGTTTACCAGCACCAACATATGCACTATTTTGTATTGCATTTTTATTTTGCAAATATGATGCATATGCTTGTGCCGTTACTTTACTGTAGTCATTTACAAGTTGATTCTCTGCTGCAAGTGCTTCATTAGCATTTTGTGATAACAATGACTGCCAAGTTTTACGGTTATTATAATCTCTATTATTTTCCTCCATAAATCTTGCAGCATCTTGTTGTGTCATAACTGCTCCATAACTTCTACCAATCTTAGACATTATCTTACCCTCTCTGTAATTCTGTATTTTAATGCAACATCGGATGTTACAAATGCTTTAGGTTTATCATCAGTAGGGTCGTTTGATATCCTGAACTGGAACGCATTTGTTTTAATAAAGTTAACTCGTTTTATCAAACTTCCTAAAGCATCAATTTGATACTCAACAGTATCTGTTTCACTTAAATTGTTCAAATTCCTATAATTTACAAAATTGAGTTTGTACCTAAGCGATGTTTCACTTTCAGTTGTAATAACTGTTAAACTACGAATATGCTTATAATTATTAGGTGCATCAAAGTGTAATTTTTGACTTTCAAAATTCCAACTAAAAGGATGTACACCATCATCAAACACTGTCTTATCATTAAAATCAAAGTACTCTAACTTTTGATTTTGTATAACAAGTAAATCTACACCATCGAATACAATTTTTACAATAGGATATTTCAAATTCCAGACCCACCAAGATGAAGTACGAATATCAAGTATTAACATCATTGTACTATCTTGTTTATACATAAACAGCCAATCTTTGTATTGATACAATTTGATTGGACTTGTATTAAACTCATCGTACTCTGTCATAATATTTTCAGTTAAATACGAATAAGTTTGTTCTGTTGATTGTACAAAGTCTTGATAGTTAAGTGCACTCAATCCTTTAAGTGTAGTTACAAATATATTGGAACCGTCGTAAGACAACAACACATCTGCACCTTTTTTGTTGCCAAGTACTAATTTAGTAGGTGTTAACAAATAAGCATCTTTTCTGCTATCATATTGAAACTCATATACACTATCTTCAAGAAATACGCCTAACGATGTTTGACTAAATGTTACAAAAGCAGTAATATCGTCTTCAAACGAATTGTTATCTATTTCAGGAAAATAAACTTTACCATCTCGTTTGGACGACCAATACATTGTATTGTTAATACTTATAACATTTGACACAAAGTTGTATACAAGATTAGGTGTAAACAATTTATAGTGAGGTAACTCATTTCCTTCATCATCAGTAGGCCAAGTTGTTACATCAGCAGATATTGTACCTTCACAGTTACTAGTCCACAAGTACTTAGTGCTTATATCATAATATATGATATTATTGTTGTCAACATATACTGGCCTATAATTAGAAGTAAAATTATCACTATTTTGCAGCAACGGAATATTATCATCTGCGTAATGCAAATAATTATTACCTAATACATTAGGACCAACCGCCATCTTAGCATAAGTTAAATCAACACCGATGTCAGTATACAATGTCTTACTTAAATCAGGCGAATACGGTGCAGACTCACGAATTGCTTGTTGTTCCATAGCAGTATCAGGATTACTTGAAAAGTTATAACTAAATACATAATATGAGTCCTCATGCCCGTTATAATGCGAACCACTTATATTAAATGACTTATAACCATTCTTTTCAAACAACTTAAATGTAAATAAATCACCTTGTTTAGAGCCCATCATATCATAATTATAATATGACGACATATAGTACTCCGATGGATTTATTATAATCGGTTCACCGTCGCCGTAATTTTCTAATATACCTATGCGGTAAATAGGAGAATAAAATGCATTTGTATAACCATCACTGCCATAATACACTGGCTCAATGTCATATACAGGCGCATTGTTTCTAAATTGTATTATTACATCGGGTGTTCTAAATGTACTAGGGCTGGATGGATTATAATTTGTATAACCTAATAAAGGACTGTTTATAATAGCATAATCCCAACTGCTGCTTCTAATATATCTTACTTTGCTTATTGCTTTGTTTGCAGCAATTGTAAACCCACCCAAATTTTTACCAATCATATTCCAAGTAGGAACAACACCAGTTTCAAGATATGCTTTAACTGTTACACCACTTGAAGTTGTATACATGTGTATCATCAACAACATAGGCGTATTAAAATTTTCTACTTTGTTCCAAGTATCAGCATTGCTCCAAGTTGTAGAACTATTATAATAACGTTTTATATCGCCGGTTACACTTATATACATCAGTGCTGCACCCTTCTCAGGACTATGACCAAATGGCAATATAGTAGATGTAGGTTTTATATTTACAATTTCTGTATTGTTAAAAATATTTTGCTCATTTACGGTATCTACCGGCGCGTTAACTTTTTGTACTGGCGCATCATATTCTACAACAGACCACACCATTGCACCAATACTGTTTATACCACTATCAGCAATACTGCTTATGTCCATATAATAAAATTTAAGCGCATCTGTATCTGCAATATATAACATATCACCGTCGTCGGATATTATAGGCGCCTTACAAGTAGCAGTAGGATAAGGAATTGTATAAAAATTATTAGCGTCTACGCTAAACAATAAAAATGTATCATCATTATTGTATGCCACAATTCTACCAAATGTCGGGTCTACAAGAACAATATCTGCTGTAATATTACCTGCACGCTTTACAAATACTCGTTCATTGTTTTTTACAAAAGGATTAACAATAAAATGAGTATCTTCGTCAATGTCAATAGTTATATTTTTACCTATAAGCCCATCTGTATTTGTAGCCTGTGTAGAGTTAAACAAATAACGAGTAATAAAGCCATTAGTCAATATGTTAGGCGATTCATTTTCCTCAATCTGTGTACCATTTACAATAGAGGTTATAGGCAAATAAATCAAATCCTCTTTTGTAAACCAGTTCATGCCATTGGTTTCATAGTTCCAACTAAAACCAGTTAAGTCGTTGTCAGTAAATACAATGTATTTATCATCAAACCACATCACTTTTACATTTTCAGACGAGTCTGCTACCCACATACTGCCGTGGTATACAAATTGTAATGAATAACCACTACCATCAATAACATTGTAAAATACAATGTTATTGACTTTAAACATATCCACGAGTTTGTCGCTACTATGCAATAAGTTAGATGCTTTTACAGGCGGTCGAGTAGACAATTGGTCGTCTTGGTCCACATACATATTATTAACTTCGTCAAATGTATTTTGGTCAATGCCAACATAGTTCTTGTTAGTACAAAGACCTTTAAATTGCATGAAGTTAAAATACTTTTCATCAAGACTACCAACATTGACTGACAATGCATTTCGTCTTACTGTTCTTCCCATTACCAACCTCCGCCGATATGAATTGTTTTGTTATCATTGTAATCGTTCTCGTCAATTCTTGCAAGGAACATTTCATATTCGTTACGATAAATTTGTGATTTCTGTTCGTCGTCAATTTTAAAACATTGACTTGCAATATAAGACGGCAAACATTCCAACACATCATCTGGTGCATCAATTTCTACACTATCATCTGTTGTAGGTTCGAACTTAAACCATTTTGCTTTGTAAGCAATTCTATAATTTGCAGGTTTGCTAAATACAATTTGATTTCCACCGTAGGTTTTATAACAATCATCATCGGCTTCGCACCAATCACCAAACATGTTTGTCATATAATTAGTATCATCAGACCATGCAAAGAAATCCTTCGGAAAATTAGTAGGCTGACCAACATATGTGAATTGCTCATAATATTCCAACATTGCTGTTTGTTGCGCATCAAGCTGTGTTCTATCGCAAGGAGGATTAAACAAAAAGCCAATCTGATAATCGTCTGGCAATGAATATTTGCGTTTAAGTTCTCTTAATACTTGTTCACGATATCTTACACAAAATTCGGCGTATGTCCTTTTAGGTTTAATAGCACTTGTAATTTGAGTAATTGCTTCATTTGCATAGAACGGAAACTTATTCATAAGTCCCATATCTATTGCTTGGTCTGCGGTAAAATCAAGTTTGGCTAAAGTAGCCTCTTTGATATAGCCCCAAGTATACATACCATCACCTCATAAAATTTATTTTTAGATGGCCTATATAACCATCATAATTCTAATTTTAATATATCATAGATGGTCATAAATATAATTCTTGAATATTTATATTGGGATTATTTATGACCATCTATGATATATTAAAATCATTCATTTTGTTATATGAAAAAGAGCCAGCCGGCTATTGCCGACCGGCTCTCTATCATTTGCCGTTAATTATATATTACGCCTCAGCCTTCGTAGTAACCGTATCGACAACCTGAACAGGTTTAACGATGGTTTCCAGAGTCGTGAGTTTAGTAAATGTATTAACATCGTTCCATTTACCGGTTGCTCCAGCAGGAGTTCCCAAGTAAACATAAGAGATACCTCTCCACGTTGCAACGTTAATATCGAAACGTTGACGACCGTCGTAGATAATACCCATAGGCCGTTTCTGTTCAATAACATTCAACGTAAGAGCGATACGTTCAGTCAATTCAAGACCGTGGTTTTCAGCATTGTAAGATTTATCAATGATGAGGAAACCAAGGCCATTCTTAAACTGAGGAATGTCGTTCAAGTAAGGTGTGAACTGAACCGTTGCTGCTTGATAAGCAGGGTTCTTATACAAAGACTCACCCATCTTGAACATATCCATATCCAGCGCCGTAGCAAGAGCTGCTTTGAGGTGCGGATCGTTCGCACAAACAATGGTCTTCGCCCCTAGAACGCCAGCATACTTGTTATTGTCGTCTTTCAAGTTTTCCATGTTTGTAATAACTTGATTGATAACATCTGCAAGTTTAGCAATACGAGCAGGGTCGTCGCCAGTAATATCAAGGTCAGCATAATATTTGTTGGACTGATAAGCCGCTTGGATTTCAGCTGCACTCATACCTTGACGTTTTACAATGGTATGTTTGTTAAAGAACAACGGGTTCTTAACACCATCAATTTCACCATCGGTAGTATCAGCAGAAGTAAGTTTCAGTCTGGACTTACCATCTTTGCCATCGCCGCCCCAATAAACTTCTTCACCGAAACCGCCGGACAATGCAGCCATACCATATTCTACAATGTCACCATTCCAACGTTTGATAAACGCATTGGCATCATCTTTGGCACGTCCGAGTTCTCTATCTTCCAATGTTTGCTGGGTAATGATAAAGGAACCCTGGAAAGTTCTGGTACGATAAGTCGCCGCAAAACCTTCAGCAGTATTAAAGATAGGACCAACTGCATAGTCGTTAGTTTCTACAAATGCTTTGCTGAAACCGATGGACGATGTGTAAGTCATTTGGAAACGGTCAATGCTGGAACGAGTATAAATCATATCCAGCGGGTTGCTTCTTTCCCAAGCCTCTTGCTGATTTTTAATCATCTCGTTAAGAGGTTCTCTAAGAATATTGTAGTCTGTACGAAGTTTCAATGCCTCGTCAATATTGATAATAACACCCATGTTGCGCCTCCTTATGCCGTAGCGACATCGTTGCCGTCAGCATCGAGTACAACGTCATCGCGGTTAATAATCTTAAACAGTGCTACGTGTTTCCAAGTAAGAGTAGTAGCATATCCGTTTTCAGTCTTGGGACCAGTGCTCGTTTCTGCCGTAGGAGCCGTTGCAACAGTTTGTTTGACCGTGGGGTCATAACGATAGTCACGGTTCTCAACCGGAACATGCCCATAACCAATAGTCTGGTCACTCTGTGCCACAATGTAATCTGCGTTAGCAAAAGTCGCTTTCTTCATATAACCACCAACAGTAGTCGTAGGAAGAGTAACCTGTACGCAGTCACCAACTTTAACATCACCTACAACATCGAGGTCCATATAAACTTCGCGTTGCAGGTAAGCGGTTCTAAATCCTGCCATAATTAAATCTCCTTAACTTTTTTGTTGAGCTCTTCCTCAGTTATTTGAGGATTAAACAACCTCCATACCGCTTTTTCTTCGTCGGTAAGAGGTCTTGTATTTGTAGGAGAAGGTGCTTGTCCTGCAGGATTTTGCAAATGATTTGTCGTTGTTTTAGTAGTTTGCTTACGGGCTTTTATAATTAACTCTTCGCCATGTAATGCAATATACGATTTCTTTAACGAACCAGTTTGTTTCCAACTATCAAGTACATCTTTCGGTAGTTGGTCTAAGGAAGTGTAGTTCTCACCCGTCAGTTTATTGAGTTCTGCCAATTCCTTAGTTGCAAATTCTTGCATCTGCTTTTGTTTCAACTCTTCAAGTTCCTTCAAACGAGGGTCTTTACTAAGTCTTTCTTCGAGCAACTTCTCTACAATGGGTGAAACCTGCTCAGGGTCTAACCCGTTATCTTTAAGCAACTGTTGTTCTTTGGCTTTTTGCATTTCCTCGTAAGATGCATAACCAAGGTCAGTTGCCAACTTGTTACGCTCTTCTTTACGAGCCTTTTCAGTTGCCTCCTTCAAACGCTTTGCAAATGCTTTTGTCGTTTCACTCGGTTCATTCTTGCCGGGTTCAGTAGGAGGAGTTTCGGGCTCTTGTTCATTAGTTGCCGGTGGCGTTTCCGACTCACCACTGTCATTCATCAGAGCCGCTAATTCTTCTAATGACAGAGCGTTATCGCCTAAATTCATATTGTGAATGTCCTTTAACGTTTTTGTACGAGTTTCGGTCGTCACCCGTTTTGCAGTACAATAATAATCTATTATAAAAATAATTAAATTATTCCACTAAAGTTATGAAATTTCAATAACTCCAACATTTTTAGCAGTGTTATCAACTTGTTCAGTTACAACTTTCTGTTCTACAATTGGTTCTGTTTTGTCAGGGAATGGTTCTTCCTTTGGAGGTTGTTTACGCCACTCTTCAAGCAACTCTGATACAACTTCTGCTGTTGACAATTTTATCTTTGCTGCTTTTGCGCCGGACAATGTACCGAAAAATAAACTTGTAAACAAGATTACAATGTTAAGTATCAATGTTAGAAATGCACTGCTTAAATCGCCTTCTACAAAATTTACTGTGACCGATGCCGCTAACAATGTTGATAACAAAGATGTTATCACTTTACGAATAGCGCCACCTACATGCTGGTGTTCAGCTTGTTTTAGGTTTATTTTCATACTATCACTACTACTTATATTGAGCACTGACAATACTTCTCTGGCTCGTTTCAAACCTGACTTAGGATACTTGTGATGTTTAACTTTATAGATTAACAATTTATGGTCGTGACCTCTATAAGGCTCATTTTCTATTTCCTCGATAGTGCGACCTGTTTCATCTACAACATCGTCTAACCATGCTTGTACATAATCCTTATTATATTGACGAATATAAGATTGCACTTCTGTTTGTTTCAATCCTTTCCTTGCAAAATAATAACGCCTATGCACACTGTATTTGTCATTTGTAATATCAACTAACATTGACCTATCATATTCAGCACGATGCCTACTTTCCCAAATTATAAAGTTTAACACCAATGCTACCATAGCAATTAATGTTATGTTTTTAACAGACGGGTTAATATCAACATTTGTTACGAATGACAAATATGCCATAATACCAAGAGCTGCGAGGAACAACAGCGTTGTTCCCCACATCATTATCTTGGTTATTAACTTTTGAGTACTAAAATTAGTTATTTTCTTACTCACCGGAGTCTTCCTCCTCATCTTCGTACAGACCGGTTGTGTAACAAAGTGCTTTAAAAATCATACCGAATATTACAAACAAAAGTATAAATGTTGCTGCTCCCTTAAATGCTATTAGACCATCTACAATAGCTGTTATAAATAAATACATTAACACCAATGTAAGTAATACTACAATTGCATTATAAGCATACAATATCAGTTTAGCCTTACGCCATTTTGCTTCCGTAAACTTATCATCACTGGCACCAACTGAATAGTCATGCTCACAAGCAAATACTTCTTTTTTAAGTTTATCAATTTGACTATTAAGCAAATACTTTTTAATTACAATAAATGTAATAAGAATTGCGCCAATACTTGCAAATGACCACTTAAAAGGTGTACTATGAGAATTGAATAACTCTATACAAGTTATTACAATAGGTGCTATTGCTACAAGAGCCATATATACAAGGTCTTGCCACAAAGGCATTTGCAATTTCCTTGCTTTAACTTTTTTAGCCATAAGTCACCTCACAGTTTAACTTCTTCGGTTACTGCCTCACCTACAATTTCCTTGATTTTGTCTTGGTCCTCTTCGGACAACTTCTTTGTGTGAGTAAATTGACTGAGTACTTTAAGTATCAACTGGTTTTCTTCGTGTATTTTCTGCAAGTACTCTTTCTGATTATCCTCCATTTTAGCAAGACCTTCTGCAATAGGCTTTTCAATTTTTTCGCTAACATCAAGTTTAATCTTGCTTGGAAGAACCGCATTCTTAAATGAAGTTTCAATGTATTCTTTGGACACAGCTAATTGTTTTTGGAATTCCTCTTTATCGTTCTTTGCTCTTGTAGCAGCACGTTTAATTGACTTAACACAATAAATTACATTCGCAATTATTGTAGCCAAAGATACACCGCAGAGCGACATGGAAAGTATTTGCATAATTTGTTCGCCATATTGGTCTAACATTTTAAACCTCCTTTTCGTCCTTCAACGAATTAACTTCTACTTTTAAATTGTCAATATCCTTTTGTACATCGCTTATTACAATAGTTTTTCTTGACAATTCCTCTAATTTGAGTTCTACCTTTGTAGCAATTTTACTAAGGTCGTCTACCTTTTTTGACAATTTAGTTACTTCACTAAACAATTTGTCATATTCATAATTAGTCATTGTCTTCTGCCTCATCATACTCAGTAGGTTTAGGTTCTTTGCGACCTACAATAATCGCTGCTGCTTTGTTAAACGACTCAATATGGTCCTCTTCATCCTCAATAACATTGTCTACCAATTTAGCAAGTACCTGTGCCTTTGCCGGCTCATTGTTAAACAATTTAATAAGTGCTTGTTTTGCATACTGATACTGATTTATAGTATCTGACTCTGCCATTAACATTACATTCAATATGCCGTTAACAGCCGCTAATTTGCAACCACCATTCATAGCTGCATTTACTTGTTCGTCAACAGACCATTTGATGTCCATTTTAGTTACCTCCATTTATTTTAATACGACGCTTCAAAATCGTTGCATATGTTAGCATGCAATTGTATTGCGCATTTAACAACGAACGATTTTCTTCGTCAAGTTCAAGATATTTAGTACTTTTAATAAACTTATCTAAAGCATAGCATTTAGCCTCGAGTTCGTCCAACTCTTTGTTCATTCTGTCTACAAAAGAAGTTTCATCGTAGCCGTTATATTTGTCTATTAGTCTTTGTGAGTCACTTACAAATACTTCGACATCGTACGAACTTCCATCTTCAAGTGCTGCTTCGATATGCATGTCATACCATTCTTTAATAGTATCACAAAGCTCTTTTAAATTTTTACAATCAGGCAATATGCCTATAGGTCCTATCGGTCCTCGCCAACTCATTTAATCACCTCCATTATTATTTTATTCGGTATCGGCAAGATATATTACAATCTTGCCGACCCGATCTACTCCTTCCACTCAGGGGATAGGAATAAATTTTGTTTACAAAGGTAGATTTGATAACTTATCCACACCTTCAGTGACTCAAACGTTCACTGTAAATTTAGATAATGTTTATCCAGACCGTTCCAATATGAAAGTTGGTGATAGAGTTTTTATACACTGGAAAAGTAGTATCACGTTTGTAGAATTTATTGTAATAGCAGAAGTTATCTCAATAAATAGTAACAACAATATGGTTACTATCAAATGTGAAACTGTTGCACAAACAAAATTTCAACAACGATATCAACACAATATCACATTGGTACAAAGTGATTTTGTATATGGAAACATACAATATATTTCCACTAATCAAAATCCTATCAACAATATAAATGCACTGCTTAACGATATTTATACTACTTTTGGAGCAGGCAGGGTAGCGGTCAACATTGTAAATACTGACGATGAGGAATTTACAATGTTCCACAGTATGATTGTTACATCCAGTAGTGCTCAAACTGGTAATGGTTGTAGAATTACTATTGACAACAATGGTGTAATACAACATAGTATGGTAACAAGAGCTATTACATTCCCTACCGCAACAATAGACTGGAATGACCAGGTTAAACCTATTTATCCTTAAGCATTCATAAAATAACTGATAGGCTCAGTCCAACCTAAGAAATTTGTAATCGATACATCGGTTGTTACAACGTCAAATGTTGCACCAGGTGCATCTGTAACATTCAATCCATACAATGTTAATGTTGGAGTAGTTGCAGAAACCTTAACCCTATTGATTATACATTTCTTACCACTAATTAACCAAGCACCTGATGCTTCCAATTCACCAAGACTCATACTTCTAATTTGTCTTGCTAACTCAGTAGGGTTACCGCTGGGAAAACCACTAGACGTGCTAAAATATGAGAATGCTATCGAACCTGCAATACCATTCATCTGTACATGTTTTCTATAGCCCAATGCATGTGAATAGTGAATATCCTGTTTGCCTATTACTTTAACAGAAAATGGTTGAGTGTTTGACGACCCAACAGCTGTAACTTCTAATAAAGCGAATATATATTTATGTTTATTAGTACTACTCTCTGTGCAGTCAATCATAGAATAAAATCTATCACCTATTGCAGGTTGAGCATTGAGTAATGTAGCTGGAATTCCAACATTTGTTAAAACGGTATTGTTGTTAATAGGTATTATAGTGGTTATTATTTGTTTTGCCCAAGTATTTCCCTTTAATATCCCCTGAGTGGAAGGAGTAATTTTATAGAAGGCGTATACTGAACAATTAACCACACCACTATTCAAACTTGTTACATGCCCTATTACAAGGAATGTGTCACCAGTGACATCATTGTTCCATTGTACTAATACATAATTATTTACTTTTACACCGACATCACGAGGTGTAAAATCACTTTCAGACATTGAGAAATTTGCAGCCATTTTGGGGTCCATAGCAGTGTTATAATGATTGTTTGAAAAGTGATTGATTGCTACATCTTCACTCACACCTGCAGTCCCTTGAGCACCGGTGTCACCTTTAGGTCCTTGAATACCTGTTATATCTACGACGGATTTATATTTGAATGTAGCAGTACTATCTGAGATTGCAGTACATATACTATTGCAGTCGTAACATTTATTCGTTGTAGTATTTAAAAACGGAAATCTTAATACATCACCTACGACAGGCGTTCTGTTAAACGAATTCGTAGGGAACGTGATTGTTGCATTTACGGTAGGTGTCGTAGTCCATTCACGGCGTTGTGAATATACAAGAGCTGGTAAACCAGTCTCACCTTTCGGCCCTTGAGCACCGGTTGCACCGGTGTCACCTTTGTCACCTTTTGCACCTTGAGATACAAAGAGTTGCCAATTAGTCGTATCCGTAGGTAACACGCCTGTTGAACTTGCTACAATACAAACGTAAGCATTACCATTGTAATTTACAAGGTCATTGCGTACATACGTTGCACTATTTGAATAAGTACCTTTTGCATTGATGTTTGCTACTGCGGTAGGTCCTGTAGGTCCTTGAGGGCCAGTTTCACCTTGAATACCTTGGGGCCCTTGTGCGCCCCTCTCGCCTTGTGGTCCTTGAGGGCCTTCAGGTCCCTGAGGTCCAGTCGCACCTTTTGCACCAGTATCACCTTTATCACCTTTATTACCTTTCCAAGTTGCACGATAACCTATGGCTACATTACCAGAAGAAGTTGCGGTCAATACTGCAAATGCAAGAGCGTTGGTATCAACAATGATATCACCAATCTGTAACCCACCAATAGGTTGTGTTGCAAGAGATGAATAAGGAACGGTGGTACTTGCAGTGGTTAAAGATTTACTCGTACGATAAACACCAAGACCTCTAATGCCTTGGTCACCTTTGTCGCCTCTTGCACCAGTGTCACCTTTCGGTCCTACGGGTCCAACGGCACCTTGTGCACCAGTGGGACCTTGAGGACCAGTATCACCTTTTGCACCTGTAGCACCAGTTTCACCTTTAAGTCCTTGAGGACCTTCTGGACCAATGGGACCTTGAACACCCTGAACACCTTGAGGTCCAGTGTCACCTTTCTCACCTTTATCACCTTTAACGCCTTGGTCACCTTTAGGCCCCTGAGCACCTTGAGGTCCAACAGGCCCTTGTACACCTTGAGGTCCTTGTGCACCTTCAACCGCAAACTGCATCCATGCATTAGGATTTGTGTCAGGTTGCAAACCTACATTAGCTGCAACCATACTTACGTATGCTTTACCATCGTAGTTTACAAAGTCATTTATAGCATACGTAGTGGCGACGTTCCAATTACCTTTAATATTAAGTTCTGCAAGACCGGTGTCACCTTTATCGCCTTTTTCGCCCTTTTCACCCTGGGCACCGGCGTCGCCTTTGTCGCCTTTTTCGCCTTGGGCACCGTCTTTACCGTCAGCACCAACCACATTACCTAAATCGGCAACCATGCCGTTGGTATAAGTCAACACCAGAGCGCCGCTGTCATCGATTACCGCAGTGGACACGCCAACGCCGTCCTTACCATTGGTGCCGACCACTTTATCCAAATTGACGCTAGAGCCGTCGGAATAAGAAAGTACCAGCTGGCCCTGCTTATTGATTCGGGCGGACTGAATGCTTACGCCGTCTTTACCATCTACGCCATCGGCACCATCCTGACCGTCCGCACCATTTTTACCGTCTACGCCGTTGGCACCGTCTTTACCATTTGCACCGTTTTTACCATCGGTGCCGTTCTTGCCGTCCATACCGTTTTTTCCGTCTACGCCGTTGGTACCATCTTTACCATTTGCGCCGTTTTTACCGTTTGCACCGTTGGTACCGTTCACGCCGTTTTTGCCGTTGGTGCCGTCCTTACCGTCAGAACCGGCCACCTGACCTACATTGATACGGGTACCGTCCGTCAGGGTGATCATCAGATCGCCGCTGTCGTTAAACTTGGCGGTAGAAATACCGGCCTGCTTCTGCTTGCCGTTGGCCTCGACGGACTTCACCCATTCTTTTTCCGTACCCTTATAGCCATTCTCTACCGCAATATCATAGGCGGACTTGCCCTTTAAGGATGTGAGCCATTCGTCCACGCTGCCGTCATAGCCGTTAGCCACAGCCAACTCATAGGCAGACAGCCCGTTCTTAATATTGCTCACCGGCTGGGTGCTGTTTTTATGTACCAAATTCGCTACCAAAAAGGCAATACCCACCATCAGCAGCACTGCCAACAGGCACGCTAGCACTTTGACCCCCGTTCGCTTGGTTGTAGATTTTTCTTCTGTGTTCATTAAATAATTCTCCCTTCTTTTAATAAAAATCCTTATAGATACTGTCAGTATAAAACAAAATAAAGGGAAAGCGTGCGATTAGAACAAATTGTTCTAATCCAATATAGAACAGTTTGTTCTAAGATATAATGGTTCCGGTGATGATATGAAATTTCAAAGAATCCGGGACCTGCGGGAGGACGCGGATCTGACCCAAAGCGAGATGGGTCGGGCGCTGCACCTGCCCCAACGCACATACGCCTATTACGAGAGCGGTCAGCGCACCGTGCCGCCGGAGGTACTCATTGCACTGGCGAACTTCTACGGGGTGAGTGTGGACTACATCTTAGGGCGCAAGGACGACAAAAATTAAGCCACGGTAACAAGGGGTAGTTGTTACTGTGGCTTTTGTTTTATCTATTTGCCCTTAATACGGCGCAGGGCGGTTTTTTCCAGTCGGCTGACCTGGGCCTGGCTGATGCCGATCTCAGACGCCACCTCCATTTGGGTTTTGCCCTCCATAAAGCGCTTATAGAGAATGTTGCGCTCCCGATCGTCCAGCTGCTTGATCTGATCCTTGATCATCATCTCGTCCACCCAGTCCGCGTCCGTATTGGCGTCGCCCACCTGGTCCATCA